CCAAATGGCAGCCGCGAACCATCACCAAATCGAAGTTGGCAGCTGGTCAAACGCTTCCCGCACACATCATCGTCAGCACTGACAACAGCGGCATCGTTTGCGTCGAAATAATCCGTGCCGTCATAGTGACACCCAATATCACTGCGGTAAATCCACTGGCATTGCTCACGCAAAAGGCGCCGACCGGGCAAGCTCCGACCCTCAAGGTCAAATGGCACAGCCAGCTGAAAAGTGACAGCGAGTTTGGTCTCGTTTGACTTCTGCTCAACAACCCACTCGTCTGGTCCCCAATAAGCATCAGGATCCGCTCCGGGAGTGCCGTCCAGATATGTCGTTAGCGTCCGGATTCGGCTGACGCTGGCACCAACCAAGTCGCTGTAAGTATTGGTCAGCGCTGTAATCGCCAAGCCCACGTTTGCAAAAGTAATGCTGGGACGCTCCAGCTTGCCACTGGTATTTAGCTCAAATCCGCTGGCCTGCATCGGCAAAGCCGTGTAGGTATTGGTCCTGTAAGTAATGTCATCGCCGTCAGTCTGCGACCAGTTGCAAAAGCGATAGATCGACTGGTCAGTTGAGCCAGCAGGTAACAGCGTCGAAATGTCCAGCGTGAAGAGGTCAATGACCTCCGGCATCTGGGTCTTGAAGGTCTCAGCGACTGGTGGTGATTGCGTCATACGAACACCCGCTCCAGTTCAAACGAGATCGTCATAAATGACGCGCTGACTGGTGTCATTGTCCAACCATCACGGAGCACATAATCGCGGGGCGAAAGCGTCAACGTCACCTCCACAACCGTGTCATTAGCAATGTCCACTGAGGTCAGCAGACCTGTGTCAAGGTTGGCGGTGTAGTTAGTTGGGCGGGTGTAGCCGGCGAGAGATAGAGCACTGAGGTCCGTGTAGCCCAGGTCCAGCACGCCGCTTTCAAACGGGCGGGAAAAGGTTTTGGTGGACATTGGGGCGGTCCACTCAATTGCTGAGCCACGCACAGTCAGTAAATAGCTCTCAATCGAATATGCGTCGGCATTGGGCATTGGCGAGGTAAGGCACTGCCAAATCTCACGGTCAGTGTTCAATCCGTCAGTCAACAACTGGACATAGCCGTCGCCAAAGGTTGCCTGCTGACGGCGTTGGCTGCGTTTCACCACCGGAGTGGCGTGAGCCAGTGGGATGTCGTCAAATTCGATGTAAGCCATTAACGCAGGACCCCTCCGCTACGGCGTTCGTTGACCAGGGTTGACATCACGATACCTTGAACTTGGTTGGCGATCTGCTTCTGGGCAGCAGGGCTTAGCTGATCGCCAGTGTTTTCAACCGTGATGTTGATCGAGCCAACCTGGACGCCGCCCATTGCGTTATTCGGAACGATGTTGCCTTGGGCGCCAGGGACGAACAGTTCGGGACCGCGCTCGCCAACCATGTAGGGCGTATTGGCAGATACTGAACCACCATTAGCTTTGCCAAAAATACCACTTAATAGCCCACCCGATTTTTTAGTGCCTATCCCGGTAGGTACACCGAATAGAGCCAGATTTACGGCAACATCTAACAACCTATTAGCGATGTTTCTCAGCATATTACTTGCAACTTCGGCCAGGGTCTGAGTTTGTTCAACAGCGGCAGTAATAGCGTCAACTATGCCGGTCTTGATAGTCATGCCAATGTCTTCGAACACAGCTTTCATAAGTTCTTGTTGATTAACAAGTTCTTTAACAGCTTCAATCTGTTTCAAAATATCAAGAATAGTATCGTAGCTAAGGTTTTTATTATCTGCCGCAAGAACTACTGCCTGCTGCTGCAATGCAACTTCCTCGCCTTTTCCGGCTAACTTGGCTTTTTGCAATGCAAGCTCGTCATCCAGAGACTGCATGGTTTTAATAGCCGCGTCTGAAGCTACTTTTTCTTGGTCCAGTACCCGTTGATTTAGTTTTTCAAGTTCTCCTCTAGTTCTAAGCGTATTCAGGTCTACTTCAGCTTGTAGTTGCGTCGTGTCTTTAATCCTTACACGTAATTCGTCTTCCCGTGCAAGTCCTTGCAACAGGATCTTTGAGCGTTCCAGGTCATTTACGTCTTCGTCTCGTCCCTCACGTTTGGCCTCGGAAATCTGTCTATCCAAGATCAACATGTTTTCGGTAAGCCCTTTTCTTATGCCGAGCAAAGTAACTTGACGCTCAAGTTGCTCCCGCTCGCGTTGCGCCCTTTTTGCAGCACTTTCAGCACCCCTATCAGACTTAGTAGGCTGAAATCCGAGGACTTTGTCACGCAGACCTCGAACCTCCTCTAAGGATTTTTTGAAAGCTTCAAGACGGGCTTTGCGTGTTTGTTCTTGTTGCTGCTGTAGTTTTTCTCCTCTTTTCTGTCCAAACTCTGCTGGATCGATACCCTCTCCGAGGAGAATCGTAAATGTTGCCGCAGCGATACGATCCAGCAAACGCACGCGCTGCTGGTCCTTGACTGCTTGTTTATCGGCAACCGCCAGTCGAGCTTCAGCCAGAGCAAGTTCGACAGAAGCTGCATCCCCAATCTTCAACTGATCGAGTAACTGACTCGCTGCTTGGTTACCGATGCGCTTACGATTTGCAAAAATTTCTTGTGCAAGATCTACTTCTTTCGTAGCTGCAGCTAGGCGATCAAAGGCTCCGGGGTCATCCCCAAATATCATGGCGAGACTTGCCTTGTCAGCAACTTTGTCAAATTCTGAAAAAGCGCCAAACAGTTCGATCGCATCATCTTGTGCGATTCCTAGAGATTTAGAGAGGTTTTCAATATCCGCGCCGGTAATAATCGAGGCTCTGCCTAAATCTGAAGTACGAGCGTTTAATTTTACGAGTGCTTTGTCGAATTCTTCTGCCTTGGTAATAGCATCACCCACCGCTGTGCCGATGATGGAGAGTGCAAATCCGAAACCTCCTCCAAGCACGCCTCCGGCAAGACCGCCCAAAGCACCACCAGCTGCTGCTACACCTCCCTGACCGAATAACAACGGAAACCCGCCACCGATTAGGGCGCTGCTTATGGCTTGCCCGCCCCTGCTGCTGCCAAAACCTTGTCCCTTAGACCTAGCTTTATTTTGATTTTCTACAGCGGCAGTAACTTGGTTCTCGGTTTGAACTTGTTTTTGACTCAGCCTCAAGCGCTTTTCTTGCAGTTCTTGATTTCGCCTTATAGCTTTTTGTGTTGAAATAAGACTAGGAATTTGGGCACTAAATTCCTTAAACCCGCTTTGTCTAGCAACGGTAAGACTAGCCTCCGCTTCCTTCTGGCGCAGAGTAATAACTTGACGGCGCTTAGCAATTTCTTGTGTAATTAGGTCTTGTTGTCTTTGACGTGCACCGTTAGCCTGTCCAAGGGCATCTACAAACTGCCGAACAGCATCACTTTCTGCAATCGTGCCAGCTCTGACTAGAGTCAGCTGTTTAGCCGTTTTAGCTAAAACAGCGTTATACGTTTGTATGTTTTGGAGTTCTTTACCGGGAGCAAGCGATTTTTGCGATATGGAGTCAACCGCTTGAAAAACAAGATCAACTTCCTTTTTAAGACGGCGCAGCCGTTCCTCGCCTTTTACGCCTATCTCAATATCTACGCTGTAATTCGCCACAGTGCAGCACGTAGAGCCTTGTTAGGAGTCTACCGCGAAGTCCTCGCTCGCGCCCCATGGCCCGTTCGGGCTCGGTCCATTGCTTGTTCCTCCTCTTCGCCTTTCAGCTCATAAAAAGCAGCCCATCCGACCAGCTCTTCGTTAGTAAGGCTGGTGGTGAGATTGGTCACTGTCATTCCCAGCTCTTTGGCGAGGAAAAACATGAAGCGCCAATCATTTCTCGCTTTTTAATTCAGCCTTCGCTTCCTCCACCTTGTTTTCAGCGCCGGAGGTCAGCATTGCCAGCTGAATTTCCTGGAGAACGCTGGCCTGAACGTCGCGGCGCAGGGCAGCGCGTTCGCCGTCTGAGAACAAACGCTTGCCGTCTTTGTCCAGAGCCTTTTCGATCATCAGGCTCAGGGCGAAATCGCCGGCATCGTCGCCGTCAACTTTCTTTTGGATGGATTCGCGCTCGGCGAT